GGCACGTGATAGAGACGTAAGAACATTAGTCGACGGTATTCACGCCAGTCATATGGAAGGTGTGAAGTTCACACGCGAAAAACTGTCGCACATGCTTTTACAGAGCTATTACAAAGCTGGCACCGCTACTGAAGAGATCGCTGCAGTTCGAGAGATAGGCAAGCTTCAGGGGTTGTACGCCCCCGAAACTCAGGAAGTTAACGTCAATGTTAACAACGCGAAGCAGCTTGAGAACATGAGTGATGCGGATCTGGCCAAACTGGCCGGTATGGACAACCCAACGATTATTGAAGGGGACTTCAAGGAGATCAGTAGTGATTGAGATGAATCAGTATTTTTCTTGGGTTTTGGCTTTTGTAGCCGCGGGCGCTTTTATAATGCTTGTGTACTATGACAGCTGAGATAGAGTTTAGCCCTACCGAGCAGGCCAAGGCCGAAATCGCGCGCCGCGTTATGGCGCGTAAGCATTTACTCTCGTTCATACAGCGTCATAACGACAATTACATGGCCGGTTGGGTACATAAGGACATCTGTCGGCGATTGGAGAAATTCAGTCAAGACGTCATTGATCAGAAATCACCAAGATTAATGCTGTTCATGCCACCTCGGCACGGTAAGTCAGAAATTGCGTCACGCTGTTTCCCAGCATGGCACCTAGGACACGCCCCAGAACATGAAGTGATTGCCTGTTCGTACTCCGGCTCTCTGGCCATGGGGTTCTCAAGGAAGGTTCGGTCCATGATTCGGGACCCTCTGTACAGCAAGGTATTCCCAGAATGTCAGTTAGATCCAGAGTCGCAAAGCGCAGAAGCATGGTTAACCACAGAAGGCGGTGGGTATACGGCTGCTGGCGTAGGCGGTCCAATCACGGGGAAGGGAGCTCACATTCTGGTGATCGACGACCCGGTGAAGAACAGGGAAGAAGCGGAGTCAGAGACGACTCGGCGATCGATTAAAGACTGGTACACCTCAACGGCCTACACACGTTTAGCACCGGGCGGCGGTGTGTTGGTCATTTTGACCAGGTGGCATGACGACGATCTCGCTGGTTGGCTTTTAGGTGAGCAAGAGACCGGCGGCGATGAGTGGGAAGTGATCAAATACCCGGCGATCGCCGAAGAAGACGAAGAGTTCCGTCCGTCAGGCGCGGCCCTTCATCCAGATCGTTACCCCTTACCCGCACTGCAACGTATTCGAAACGCGATCGGCTCCCGAGATTGGTCAGCGCTGTACCAACAGAACCCGGTCGCCGACGAAGGCGCGTATTTCCAGCGGTCCATGATCCGGTACTACAAACCTCATGAGGTCAACAGAGATCAAATGACTCTGTACTCAGCGTGGGATTTGGCGATCGGTAAGAAGGAGCGCAATGACTTTTCGGTCGGAATCGTTGCTGGCATCGACACCAACGACAACATGTTTATTTTGCACGTCGAGCGTGGCCGCTGGGACGGCGGCGAGTTAGTCGACAAGATCCTTGATACGTACGACACATGGCGTACATCCATAACTGGTATCGAACGCGGGCACATCGAGATGGCCCTCGGCCCATTCATGGAGAAGCGGATCCGTGAACGCGGGCTCTACGAGATGTACATCAAAGATCTGAAAACAGGACGGAGAGATAAGGAAGCACGAGCTCGCGCAATCCAAGGCCGGATGCAGCAGGGCATGGTGTTCTTCCCGACTGGTACAGATTGGACAGATTTGCTTGTGAATGAGTTGCTCAGATTCCCGAACGGGGTACACGACGACCAAGTGGACGCGCTTGCGTGGCTCGGTCAGATGATGGGCGAATTTCATACGTGGCGAGAACGAGCCGAAGCGCCCCCGCCGAGTTGGAGAGATAAGCTGCCTGGCCTAATGAAGGGCGGCAAATATCGATCGCCGATGAGCGCTTAACGGGAGGCGTTATGACTTGGGTATTGATGCTAATAGCTGTAGAGACAGGCACATTTTATTTTCGCGCGCTTGGCGTTCATCAACGCATGGACGATTGCCTTGCGCAAAGAGCGGCCCTGATTGAAGAGATCGGGCGGCCAATTATTAACTACCAGGCACTTTGCATACAGACTGATCAACTTAAGGGGACCCTCTAATGGCTGACAAGAAAAGCCAGGAAATCACAGTAGCTAGGAATCAATGGAATCGATACACACGTGCTCGTGATTCGGGTCACTTGGACTACTGCGACTTAGCTAAGCAATGCGACGCGTACTACCGCGGCGAGCAGTGGGATGACCAGGATAAGGCGCAGCTCGAGGCAGAAGGGCGGCCAGCTCTGACGATTAACTCGATTCTGGCGACTGTGAACACAGTGTTAGGGCATCAGTCAGCCCAGCGCGCAGACATTATCTTCAAGCCACGTCGAAACGCCGATCAAGGATTGGCGGACACGATGTCGAAAGTGTTCAAGCAGATCATGGACAACAACGACTACGAGTTTACCGAGTCGCAGGTGTTTGCTGACGGTGTAGTGCAAGACCGTGGTTACTTCGACGTACGTATCGACTACGACGACCACATGAACGGCGAGATTCGTATTGAGTCTGAAGACCCTCTTGATATTATCCCTGACCCGGACGCGAAAGATTACGACCCTCGTAACTGGCAGGAAGTATTTAAAACACGCTGGATGTCTCTGGATGAGATCGAGGAAATGTATGGAAAAGATAAAGCCGATTCGCTTCGCTATATCGCTGAAAGCGGAGCCCATTACGGAAGAGACTCTTTTGAATTCCGTGAGACAACCGAAGGCTTCGGAGATACTGACCTCTCGAATTGGCGTGTTGATGAGACCCTCGGGGACGAAGGGGCGTCGGTACGAGCGGTACGTATTATCGAGCGTCAGCATAGAAAACTTGTTAACACGCCGTTTTTCCTTCGGCCTGCGACCGGCGATATGCGACAAGTGCCGGGAAACATGTCGGATGATGACGCAAGAGCGTTTGCTGAGCAAAATGGCCTCATCATCACGAAGAAGCTCGTCCGTCGAGTCAAATGGACAGTCACAGCAGACCAAGTAGTACTGCACGACGACTGGTCACCGTACTCTGACTTTACGATCGTTCCTTACTTCCCATACTTCCGCCGCGGCAAGCCGTTCGGAATTGTACGGAACTTGCTGTCTCCACAGGAGCAGTTAAATAAAGTAGCGTCGCAAGAACTGCACATCGTGAACACTACCGCTAACTCTGGCTGGGTTGTTGAGAACGGCTCTCTATCCAATATGGATGAAGACGAATTGACAGAACGCGGCGCAGAGACAGGCCTCGTACTGGTTCATAACCGAGGGTCTTCGCCTCCACAGAAGATCAGCCCCAATCAGATCCCAACCGGGCTCGACCGTATCGCCGGTCAAGCGCAAATGCGTATCCGCGAAATCTCAGGAATCAGCGAAGCGTTGCTCGGTACAGAAGGGCCAGAAGTTTCAGGTGTTGCACTTGAGGCCAAGCGCTCGGCTGGCCAAGTGCAGATTCAGGTTCCAATGGAGAACCTGCGACGCAGCCGACAGATCTTAGCGCGCCGGGTCCTTGACCTGATTCAGTCGTTCTACACTGAGCCTCGCCTTATGCAGATCACAGACGAAAGCGACCCACTGAAGCCGCGCTCTGAGTTCCCAGTGAACCAGATCGATCCGCAAACTGGTGAAGTAGTCAACGATTTGACGATCGGTGAGTACGATATTCTTGTGTCTAACGCACCAGCACGCGATAACTTCCATGATATGCAGTTTGCCCAGGCTCTAAGCCTACGGCAGGCAGGCGTCATGATCCCAGACGACATGATTGTCGAGTATTCCCATCTCCACCGTAAGGGTGAGTTGGCGAAGATGATCCGGCAGATGTCAGGACGCGAGCTCAGCCCAGAACAAGAGCAGCTTCAACAGATTCAGCAACAGATGGCATTGCAGCAGATGCAGCTTACAGTCGCAAAACTTGAGGCAGAAGTGGCTAAGTTGCAGGCAGAAGCGCAATTCAAGGCAGCACAAGCCCGCTCAGAAGGCGCGGCACCAGAGATGGAACTGCAGAAACTGCAAACTGAGTTGGAGCGTCGTCAATCAGAACTAGCAGCACGTATCGAAATGAGCCAAATGAATCATGATCGGTCCATGCAGCAAGCAGAACTTTCAGCGGCAACGAAGATGGCGCAGGAAGCTATTAAAAACCAGAGCAATACAGGAATAGGAAATGAGTGAAGCAGCAGAAAACCAAGAGTTAGGCTGGACACCCGCTAAATTTGAGGACGATGTTAATGGACTCGATCGAGGAGATAGCGTTGGACTGGGAGAAACCGAGGAGGCTCAGGCGGCGGTTGCTGAAGAAGCAGAAGCTGGGGTTTCTTCCGAGGTCGAAGAGGTCGAAAATACCGATGAGGTTGAGGCTCCTGTTGATGAAGAGGCTGAAACAAGCGAAGAACCCGAGGTTGCTGATACCGATGAGTCGAATGATGCTGATGATGAAGGTCAGAAGCCTGCAGCAGTTGAGGACGACAAGAAAAAGTCTCATATGATTCCAAAAGATCGCCTAGATCAGGAATTAGCGAAGCGTCGGCAGCTGGAAAACAAGCTAAAAGAGCTTGAAGCCAAGGTAACTCAGGAAACTCAGCCGCAAAATGTCGATTTTGACTTTGATGACGCTGAAACCAAGTACATGGAAGCCGTTATGGACGGCGAAACGGAGAAAGCGAAGCGAATCCGCGGTGAAATTCGCACCATGGAACGCCAGCAGCTGCAAATTGAGCTACAAAACTCTATGCAGCAGACGTCTCAGCAGACTCAAGCGCAAATTCGCCTGGAATCAGCTGTTAAGGACATCACGGCAGCGCATCCGTACCTAGATTTGAACTCTTCAGAAGCGGATCAAGACCTTATTAATGAGACAAATGAGCTCATGACAGGGTTTTTGAACGCTGGGTACGAGGCGGTTGATGCTTTGAACAAGGCTGTAAGCTACACAACAAAGTCTGCGTCCATTAACGCAGCAGTTGATGAGCCAGCTGTTATCCCTAATGCTGTCGATAAGAAAGTGATTGCGGATAAAACAGCCAAGAAAACCGCGGATTCTGCGGCGAAAAAGGCGCAGGCGGCGAAGCAGCAACCTCCAAAATTAAGCGGAGAGTCACAGCGTTCTCGTGACGATAATGTAGTTGATATCTTCAAGATGTCTGATAAGGAATTAAATCAACTTTCTGATGAACAACTTCGTAAGTTGCGCGGAGACTTCGGCTAACCTATAATAAGTACTGCTTATTATAGCTTCGTATTTCGTAGACGACATTACGAACGTGAGGGGCGGCGAAACTGCCCCCGTGTTCACTCACGTAAAAAAGCTGTTTTTTTGTTTCGTTGGACCACGATACGGCCAGAAGGTGGGCATAGCCCAAAATTAGCTTCTATTGCGAGGAAAGCAAAATGGCGAATACTAACTTTGCCGCGCTGACCGACGAACAAAAAACGGTTTGGTCACGCGATTTCTGGCGTCAAGCACGCAACAACTCCTTCATCATGCAGTTTGCAGGTCAAGGTCCTAACGCTTTGGTTCAACAGGTAACTGACTTAACTAAGTCAGAGAAGGGCGCACGCGCTGTTCTTACCTTGATTGCAGAACTAGAAGGCGACGGCGCAGTAGGTGACTACGCGTTGGAGAACAACGAAGAAGCCGTGAAGGCATATGATACTGTCATTCGTATCGACCAAATGCGTAACGCAAACCGTCTCGCAGGTCGTATGGCTGATCAGAAGTCTATCATCAACTTCCGCGAAACTTCTCGTGACGTTCTTGCCTACTGGTACGCTGATCGTATCGACCAGCTGGCGTTCTTAACTTTGTCAGGTGTTGGCTACGACAAGCGTCCTAACGGCGCAACTCGTCCAGTCCTGTCCACAGGTTTGAACCTCGGCGACGTTGAGTTTGCAGCAGACGTAACTGCACCAACTGCAAACCGCCACTTAGTGGCAGCTTCAGATGGCACAGTTGGAACTGGGGACCTAGCGTCTTCAGGTAACATTGGCTACAAGACAATCGTTAACCTCAAAGCATACGCGAAGGATCACTACATCCGCGGCGTACGTGGCGCAGGTGGCGAAGAGATGTACCACATGTTCGTTACTCCGCACATCATGGCTCAGTTGAAGTTGGATACAGACTTCATTGCAAACGTCCGTAACGCGGGCACTCGCGGTGATTCAAACGCTCTGTTCCAAGGCACTGACTCTGTCATGGTCGACGGCGTGATGATCCACGAGTTCCGCCACGTCTACCACACCGATCAAGCAGCTTCTGGCAGCAAGTTCGGCGCTACAGGCACTGTTGACGGCACACGTACTCTGTTCTGCGGTGCGCAGGCTCTGGGTCTGGCTGACCTCGGCAACGCTGAATGGTACGAAGATGAGTTCGATTACGGTAACCAGTACGCGATTTCAGTATCTAAGATTCTTGGATTCTTGAAGCCTAAGTACAAGCCGGTTGCCAACACTACGTCTACTCCTAACACTACGGAAGACTTCGGTGTAATCGCTATGGACGTTGCTAACTAATTAGTTAGTAACACTTGGATCCGCCCTTCGGGGCGGGTCTTTTACAGGATGGGTTATGAAACTTGTTAGTACCAAAAGAGTCACAGTTCCCTCCCTCAACGGAAGCATTATCCTTTTCATGCCTGGTCAGGTGGTCGAAGTGGACGAGCGTGATGTTCGTGCGTGTACAGATCGCGGTTGTGTACCGGCTAATAAAGTTGAAGCTGTTGTGGAAACAATGGACCGCGTTGAGGAAATTGCCGCCGCCATACAAACCTTGTTGGATGAAGGCGATGAAAAGAATTTTACATCGATGGGTGATCCAAAAGTTAAGCCGATCGAACGCGTATTAGGTTATGACATTACAGCGTCAGAAAGAGACGCTGCTTGGCAAGCTCTAACCGGAGAGTGAAATGGCGGTAACAGCCCAGCAGATTATTGACCGCGCTAGACTGCAATTAGCGGATCCAAACGCTACACGCTGGACTAACGCCGAGCTACTTAATTATTTGAACGACGGCCAACGCGAAGTCGTTCTATACAAACCCGATGCGTCGTCTGCGAATACTGACGTCGTGTTAGTTGCTGGTAGCAAGCAGACGATGCCATCGGACTCAATTCGTTTGGTTAGTGTGGTTCGTAATACACACAGCAAATATAAGCGCGCAGTTCGCGCCGTACCCCGCGAAACTTTAGATCGTTTTCGCCCAGACTGGCATAACGATCGTGAGGCGACCGAGGTACAGCATTTTGTCTTCGACGAGAACGACCAAAACGTATTTTACGTATTCCCCCCTAATGACGGGGCTGGTCAAGTAGAAGTCATGTACACCAGAACGCCGACTGAAATTACTACTTTGAGCGCCAATCTAAGTGTTCGCGAAGGATATGCGAACGCTGTTCTCGACTATGTTTTGTACCGAGCGTTCTCCAAGGACGCCGATATTCCATCTTCAGCGCAACGTGCAAACGGCCATTACCAAGGCTTAATGAACGCGATTAGTGGTAAAGGCCAGGTCGACGTACTTGTTTCACCAAAAGTTGAGCCAGAGGCACAGCCATGAGGTATTTAGAAGCCGTCGCAGACGTGCTCACTCAGATTCCTTCAGCCCCAGATTTTGTTATTACTGCAGCTATGAACAGGGCAACACGTAAGTTCTGTGAGTTGTCCGGAGTGTATCGTTTGCGCGTTGAGAATCTGAACGTAAAAGACGGTCTACAAAAGTACGATTTCGCTGATTATCTACCTAGGGAAACGGTAATCCATAAGCTTGATTCAGTTTTACTTAACAACGTAAGGCTCCAACCAGCCACGTTTAAATTCGTCTCTCAAGAATTAGGAAGTAAAATCGCTGATCAGGATAAGCCTAGATACTATGTGCCCGACCAAGGATCACAAGTTGATTTGTGGCCTATTCCTAAAGACGACGCTAGAAAAGGTTTAGAAGCTCAACTAATCCTAAAACCATCTCGTGGCGCAGACGAAGTAGAAGATTGGTTCGGTGAGAAGTATTACGAAGCTTTGATCGCAGGCACTGTGTCTGAAATGTCGCGCACGCCTAATACTGAATTCTACAACCCCGCACTATTCCCGTTGATGGAACAGTATTTCAATAACGCGATTGTTGAAGCGAAGAAAGAGGCGACGGGCGCAGATAGAGCAGTACCGAGAAGGGTTCGGTACGGAGGCTATTGATGCTGACGTTACGTTCAACTACTGGGGCCGAGTTACGAAACAACTGGGACTTTGTTGAACAAGGTTTGAAGACAGTCATCAGGAAGACGAACTCAAACTTTATTCCTGCAGACATTTACGCATCGATCCTTTCAAAAGGTCTATTCCTATACTGGATCGTTGATGACGAATACACAGTTGGCTTTACGGTTATTAGTGAAGCCGCGACAAGTTATAACGGCACTAAGTCTCTGTACGTAGACCACGTATATATTGAGTCGAAGTATATGCGTAACGCATTAATTGAAGATCTTGATTTAGCATTCGAAGATCTTGCGGTAAAATGTGATTGCACAAGTTTAGAATTTAATTCACCTAGGATGGGATGGGGCCGCAGATTAAGGCGCATGGGCTGGACGCCACATACAGTAGTTTATAAGCGGGACTTATAATGGGTAAGGGTAGCAAGCCAAACACACCAGAAGCGTCGCAGCATGAGATAGCGCTTGCCGATATTTCTACGGATATTGCTACGGAGTACAAAAACAATTATCGCGGGCTTGAGACTCAGCTGCTTAATAACGCAATCATCGATCGTACTGATGCGGTACAAGGCCGCGCAAACGTCGATACCCAGAAAGCCTTAGCAGCAGACAATGAAGTTGCAGTAGCCCGTGGCGCTTCATCAGGCGGGTACGGTTCAGGGGCTTCGCTAGCTAACTATGACGCTGGCGCAACGGGTGGCGCTTTAGCTACTTCAGGTCAGAACGCCTTTGAAGCCGGTAGAAATGATCGGACAAGCAAGCTGACTAGCGCAGTAGGCGCAGTACAGGGCGGGCAAGACGTGTCATTTGCTGGTATCCGCAACGCAGCTAATGTCAGTAACAAGAATACGATCGATAAATTCCAAGCTGACCAAACTCGCAAGATCCAGAATGCCCAACTCGCCGAAAACATTATTTCAGGCGCGGCTAGCGGGTACATGCAAGGCAAGACGTACGGTGCCAACCAGCAAGCAATGAATAGCCTTGCGGATCAGCAAATCAAAGGCGTGCAAGATCAATACTTTTCTCAGCCGATGCAGCTTGCGCCGCCAGCACGGGGGTTCTCTTTGTACACACCTCCGGGGGTTTCGCTGGCGCCTTACAACATGAATTCCGGTTTAGGGTTTACAGGGCCGATACCTATGCGGCCAGGTGCGGGAGTACGTAGGTAATGGCTACACGTGACGAAGAATTAGCGAATCTTACACGCGAAGACTACGAATATCGCAAGTCTCTCCTACAGCCGTACGAAGATATGCTAATGGGGCTGAAAGACGATACGTCGATAATCGACAACGCCCGCGAAACCGTAGGTACGATCGCTACACGCGGGCAAGATCAGACAGACCGTAATATGTCTCGTTACGGCGCACAACGCGTAGGCGCGCAAGCCCTTGCCGCAGACCGCAACACTCAGCTGGCTGCTGCTAACACAGGCACAGACATTCTTAATAACGCAACTATCGCTCAAGAAGAGGCTAACCAAGGCGTACTGGGGACGTTGGTTAGCCAAGGCCGCCGCAGACAGAAGAACGCTTTAGCTGGTTTGGGCGACGTCGCTAGTATGGAAAGCCAGCGCATTGCTGCAGGGCAAGCCGCGCAGGCGCAATACCGCCAACAACGTAATCAAACACTCGGCACGATCGCTACGTTCGCCGGGTTCGCAATGGGACTCTAATTATGGCTGGCTACGTCGACATCCTTGATAGCTTCATTAGCGGGCAGAACCAAGCCCTCGCGAATCAGATGGATCTCGCACGTTTGCGGGAGACACAGAATCAGAACAGGGTAGCGCAGAGTAACTGGCGGCAGCAGTTTGCAGCAGACGAACAGCAGCGCGCACGCACTAATCAATACAATCAGGGGATGCTTGAGCTCCAACAGAATACTGATCAACGAGCGGAGAGTACGTTTGACCGCGAGAACGCAGAACGCGATCTTCAACAAAATCTCGGTTTCGCTATTCAGAGCCTGGATTTTACAAAGGACAACTGGACTCCTGAAGACGCCTTAGATCCTAATAAAGAAGGTGGGTGGAGGGCTCTCAATAATATCCCTGAAGTTCGAGAATTGCTCGGCGGGGAGATTCGGTTAGCCGTCGTTCCAGGGTCAGAAGACCGCGAAGGTGGACCAATATATTCTTTCCAAGTATTCA